GCACCCCTGCACAGCACCCACAAACCCCAACCCCCACTGAATCCAAGGAGTAATTCAAATGAACGACAACAACACCAATGTCTGGTCAGACTTTAACGACGCAGAAGCACAGCAGTCGGGTTTTAACCTGATCCCCAAGGGTGCGCTTGTGCCGGTGCTGATGACACTCAAACCCGGTGGCCACTATGACGCAAGTCAGGGCTGGACCGACGGCTATCCCACCCAGTCATCCAAGACGGGTGCGGTCTATCTGGCGGCCGAGTTTGTCATCACCGGAGGTGAATACGCCAAACGCAAGATGTGGTCCAACATCGGCTTGTATTCACCCAAGGGGCCAACCTGGACCCAGATGGGCAGAACCTTTGTGCGCGCCGCACTGAACAGTGCCAGAAACGTCCTGCCACAGGACAACAGCCCCCAAGCCGCCGCCGCTCGGCGCATCCAAGGCTTTGTTGACCTCGACGGGTTGGAGTTTGTGGTGCGCGTGGACATCGAAAAGGATGACCGTGGTGATGACCGTAACGTTGTCAAGACGGCTGTCGAGCCCGACCACCCGGACTACGCGCGCACCATGGGTGTACCATCCAAGTTGACAGCCAACGCAGCTGTGCAAGGCAGTGCCGCGCCATCTTCAGCACCAGCGCAGACCAATGCATCAGCAGCGCCAGCGCCCCAACGCGCTCCTGTATCTGGCAAACCCGCCTGGGCGCAGTAAGGAGCGCCAGCCATGAATGCCTCTTTACCCACGGCGCAGGCCTACCACCCGGGCTGCTTCAGTGACGCGTCTCAGTACCAACAGTGGCGCACCTACGCCGTCAAGGCCCGAGCTGGCGACAGCGACTACTGCACCGACTGCACGCGTGCATACCAGCACCAGATGATCAAACAGTGCCGCTGTTCCCATGCAAAAACCCGCTTCTTTGTTGACTGCGACGGTTACACCGAGGGTCGTCGCCCGGTCAGTGAACGTCTTGTCAATTGCAAGAAGAAAGGCAGGCGATGAAATGCTGGGTCTGCTCACGTCAAGCCCGGGGGTACGGTCATACCGACACCCGGCATCGCACAGGACAGGCCCAGCGGTATCCGCTGGACTGGGTCTTTTGTTCCGAACGCTGTCAAAAGGCGTTTCACGCCATGTACGGCAACTGGGTCAGATTGGAGGACGACCTCGTCGACTCCAAGGGGGTAGCCATGGTCAATCTCTCTGAAGTCGAGCAAAACGCCATGGTCAAGTGCCTCAAGGCCTTCGGCGAAGCTGCCGGGGCTATCGGGTTCACCAAACCACTTGGTGACTATTCCGAATCCGAGGCTTTGAAGGTGATCGACTCCATCGTGACCTGTTTTACGCAGGCCATGGTCGAGCACCATGAAAAGTCCAAGTACCCACCGGTGCGTGGTCTGCCTGAAGTTCCGGATCCGATGGCTAATCCGTTTGCCGACATGGAAAGCGACCTGCCCTGGGAGGACGCCAAATGATGGACTTCAACTCATCATCAAGCGTCAGTGGTCAGATCAGCACGCTGATCGATCTGGGTCTGCAAAAGACCCGATCCAATGAAAAATCCCGCCAATATATGGGCGCATCCCGACTGGGCGTGTCGTGCGAACGCGCACTGCAATACGAGTACGCCCAAGCGCCAGTGGACCCGGGTCGGGAGACGCAGGGGCGGATTATGCGCATTTTTGAGCGTGGCCACGTCAACGAAGACAGCATGGTCGCGTGGCTGCGCGCCGCCGGTTTCGATCTGCGCACGCACAAGCCGAACGGCGAGCAGTTTGGGTTTTCAACGATGAATGGTCGCCTGCAGGGGCACATTGATGGTGTCTTTGTCGGTGGGCCGGAAGGGTTTACCTACCCGGCGCTTTGGGAAAACAAGTGCCTGGGCTCCAAATCCTGGCGTGATCTTGAGAAAAACAAGCTCGCAATCTCCAAGCCGGTCTACGCCGCGCAAGTGGCAATTTACCAGGCCTACCTGGAGTTGCATGAAAACCCGGCCATCTTCACGGCGGTCAACGCCGACACGATGGACATCTACGCCGAGTTGGTGCCGTTTGATGCGGCGCTGGCCCAGCGCATGTCCGACCGGGGCGTGAAGGTGATTGCCGCCACCGAAGCAGGAGAACTGTTGCCTCGCGCCTACCTTGATGCCACCCACTTTGAATGCAAGTTTTGCGCGTGGCAAGACCGCTGCTGGAGGACAACCCAATGAACACAAAAAACCAAGAATTCCAAATTGATGCCGAGCCCATGATCGATGCGAAGCAGGCGGCGTGCGCGCTGCGTCTGCCCCTGTACTGGTTTGGTGACCCCAAGATGCGCGCCAAACACCGCATTCCGCATTACTTGCTGGGCGGCTTGGTTCGCTTTCGAATGAATGAGCTGAGCACCTGGGCAGCCAACAGCAGCGCTGCTGGCGACTCCGACGCCGAGCGCCAAGAGTCGGAGGGTGTCAGCCATGATGGACTTTAACGATGTGACACCGGCACAGACACCATTCAGCGATGGCAACCGCGAAGAGATTCGCGCCAGCTTGTTGTCGAGACTTGAGTCGGTACTGAAGGACATGTTTCCTGCTGGCAAGGTCAAACGCGGCAAGTTTCTGGTGGGCGACATCCTGGGCAGCCCGGGCGACAGTCTGGAGATTGTGGTCACCGGCGACAAAGCTGGGTTGTGGACAGATCGTGCGACTGGTCAGGGTGGAGACATCTTCGACCTGATTTCCGGACACCTGTCGCTCAATGTCCATTCGGACTTTGCCAAGGTGCTGAACTTTGCAGCGCAAATGGTCGGCAAGGCACCACCAGAGGCAACGCGCAAACGCAAGGCTGAGCCCGCCATTGATGAACTAGGCCCAGCAACGGCCAAATGGGAGTATCAAGATGGCGAAGGCAAGTTGATCGCCATCGTGTACCGCTACGACCCACCCGGGCAGAAGAAGGAATTCCGGCCATGGGATGTCAAACGCAAGAAGGCTACACCGCCTGATCCACGGCCACTCTACAACCAGCCTGGCATGCTCAAGTCAGATCGGGTGGTGGTGGTCGAGGGTGAAAAGTGTGCCAAAACCCTGATCGACGCGGGCATCTGCGCCACCACCGCCATGCACGGAGCCAATGCGCCGGTGGACAAAACCGACTGGTCACCCTTGGCAGGCAAGACGGTGTTGATCTGGCCCGACAAGGACAAGCCTGGCTGGGAATATGCAGATCGTGCCGCGCAGGCGATGTTGGCCGCTGGAGCAAAGACCTGCCATATTCTGTACCCGCCAGAGGCTGCCCCCGAGGGATGGGATGCAGCAGATGCTCAAGCCGAGGGCTTCGATGTTGCAGGCTTCATTGCTCACGGCCCGCGTATGCAGATGTACTTGGTGGCCGATGGCCCGGACTCGGCCACCACCGGCAGTGCCACTGAAGAGGCGGTTTGGGGTACGGAAGATGCCCTGGCACTGTCGTTCACCCGGCGTTATCACAACGATTGGCGCTACGTTGCGGGATGGGGCAAGTGGCTGGTCTGGGACGGCCTGCGCTGGCGAGCTGAAGACACCTTGGCTGCCAGCGACTTGATTCGGCATGTGTGTCGACACGCATCGCTCAATGCGAGCAATCCCAGGATCGCGGCCAAATTGGCGGCATCAAGCACCATCGGCGGCGTTGAGAGGCTAGCACGCGCTGACCGTCGCCATGCGGCAACCACTGATGAGTGGGATGCAGATCCCTGGTTGCTCAACACCCCGGGTGGTGTCGTCGATCTGAAGAGTGGGCGGTTGCGAGACCATGATCGATGTGACCGCATGACCAAGATCACCACGGCCACACCTCGTGGCGAGTGTCCGACCTGGCGGCAATTCATCCACGAGGTCGCTGGGGGCGATGTGGAAATGCAAACCTATCTGCAACGCATGGTGGGTTATGCCCTGACCGGGTCAACCCGGGAGCACGCATTGTTTTTTCTGTACGGCACCGGTGCCAACGGCAAGTCAGTGTTCGTCAACACCCTGGCCGACATCCTGGGCGACTACGCCACCAACGCGCCGATGGACACGTTCATGGAAACCCGCACCGACCGCCATCCAACCGATATGGCCGGTCTGCGTGGGGCACGCTTCGTAGCTGCCATCGAGACTGAACAGGGTCGCCGCTGGGCTGAATCCAAGGTCAAAAACCTCACTGGTGGCGACAAGATCGCTGCGCGCTTCATGCGCCAGGACTTCTTTGAGTTCTTTCCGCAGTTCAAGCTGTTTGTG